GGCCCTCTCACTCAACAGCCACTGGTTCGAGGTCAGTGCCACCCGCGTCATGCCCGCCAAGTGGATCGCGGAACTGGTCGAGCGTGACCTCAAGAAGGGTACGCGCTACTGGGGCGTCGAGGGGCGGCTGTGGTCGGAAGAGAACCCGGACGCCTACGCGGGCGTGCACAACTTCGACGGCGTCATGCTGATCTTCGACGAAGCCAGCGGTATCTCCGACAGCATCTGGCAGGTCGCCGCGGGCTTCTTCACAGAGAACACGCCGCACCGCTTCTGGATGGCGTTCTCCAACCCCCGCCGCAATCAGGGCTACTTCTACGAGGCGTTCCACGCCAAGCGGGACTTCTGGCGCAACAAGACCGTCGATGCCCGGTCGGTCGAAGGTACGGACAAGGCAGTCTATGAGCAAATCATCCACGAGTACGGGCCTGACAGCGTTCAGGCTCACGTCGAAGTCTACGGTGAGTTTCCCAGTGCTGGAGATGACCAGTTCATCCCCGTTCATCTCGTCGATGACGCCATGGACCGACCCCGCTACAAGGACACCTCAGCCCCCATCGTACTGGGCGTCGATCCAGCGCGTTTCGGTGCCGACGCGACGGTCATCGCGGTAAGGCAGGGGCGCGACCTGGTCGCCATTAAGCGGTACAGGGGCGACGACACCATGGAGGTGGTCGGGCGCGTCATCGAGGCCATCGAGGAGTACAAGCCAGCGCTCGTCGTCATCGACGAAGGCGGACTGGGAGCGGGCGTCGTGGACCGCCTCAAGGAGCAGCGGTACAAGGTCAGGGGAGTGAACTTTGGGTCGAGGTCATCCAAGCCGGTCATGTATGGCAACAAGCGCGCCGAGATGTGGGGGTCGATGCGGGAATGGCTGAAAAGCGCGTCGATCAGCCCGGACCGGACGCTGAAGAGCGACCTGATCTCGCCCATGATGAAGCCGGACAGCAAGGGGACGATCTTCCTCGAAGGCAAGAAAGAGATGAAAGCCCGTGGTCTCGCAAGCCCAGACGCCGCGGACGCGATAGCCGTTACGTTCGCGTTCCCTGTCGGCTCACGAACCGAGCGCGTTGACAAGTCGCCGCGCAGGGCCTATGGTCAGTCCAGTGTTGCAACCTCTTGGCTAGGATCGTGATGTAGCATGGGTAATACTAAACCTATAGGGGTCGCGTACAGCGACCAAGACCTAGAGGGGTCTACACTTACGGACGTAAATTTGGCTGGCGCAAACCTAAAAGTCGCACCCGGCGAAACAAACGTTATTTTAGCTGTTGAAAGCGTACATTCCGACGATACTGCGCCAGCGCTAGTTATTTACGGCGCTAATAATTCCGGTTCTGGCCGCGCTGGGGCTATTGATCTTGAAGGCGGACGCGGCGACGGTGATGGTGACGGTGGAAGCATTAGTATTGAAGGCGGCGTTTCCGATATTGGTGATGGCGGCAACATCACGATCCGAGCCGGGTTTTCCGAAAGCGGCACGGGAGGCAATTTGTCTCTGGGCGCAGGTTCTAGCAACTCTGGTGTAGATGGGCGGATTGATTTCGTCACCAACAACACGCGACAGATGACGCTTACCAACACAGAGTTTGAGGTTGGTTTGTCGATGTTCGTCAACGGGCTCACCACTGGCGATGTGCCGCTGGTGCGTATCCGGCAACTTGGTGACGGTCCTGCGCTTTTCATTGAGGACATCACGGACCCCACGACCGCGCCCACGGTGTTCCACAGCTCCGGCGGCGTGTCCATCGGCAACGAGATCGATGTTGGATCGGGCAATCTCTACGCGACGGGCAACTTGGCTGGAGACATTGTGACCTCCGTGACCAAGCTGCAAGGTCCGGTGGTTGAGGCGGCCAGTTCGGCGGGCGGCATCCTCAGATCGAACAACGGAACCCAATGCGCGCAGTGGGGCGCTGGTGGCGGTGCGAACGTGACGCTGACAGCCACTACCATAACTGGCACTACGAACATCAATCCCGTGGGGTTGGATGTGTCAATCAGCCCGACGTCCGGCGGGAAGGTAAGCATCCGCCCGAACGGCGTCGGAAACATGGACAACGTAGACATCGGTCTCACGACCCGCGCAGTGGGCAGCTTTACCAACGTGGGCGTGAAGGGCACGTTCACGCAGGTTAATGCTGGCGCATCCGGCGATCCGCAGCTTCAAATCTCACTGAACGACGTCGCAGACGCTGTTGTAGTTGTCCCGTCCGTCATCGGCAGTTCAACGGCTGGCACGCTGATTATCGACGTAGGCGACGCTTCAGTGGCGTCGTGGACATTCTCGGGTGGTGACCTGTTCCCCAGCCAAGGCACGGCTGCGATGACCAACGGCTTTGCCTTCATCCCCGGCGCTGCTGCTGCTCCGACTGGAACGCCGACGACGACAAATGCGGGCGTTTTCCCGATGTATGTTGACAGCACTTCCGGCTCCGAGAAACTGTATATCCGCGTGAACGGCACCTGGAAATTCACCGCGCTGACGTAATCGAGGAAAAAGTAACATGCCGCTTGTCAAATCAGCCACCAAATCCGCATTTCGCAAGAATATTGCCGCCGAGATCAAGTCTGGACGCCCCCAGAAGCAGGCGGCAGCCATTGCTTACTCGGTCCAGCGCGCTGCCAAGGGCAAGCCGAAGGCTGGCGGGGATATGAAGTACACGCAGCCGATGCCTGCGCCCAAGCCGAAGACCGGCGGCATGAAGCGCACCATGCCCATGCCCGCACCCAAGCCGAAAATGGGCCGTGCCAACATGATGGGCCGCACAATGATGAAGAAGGGTTTCTGAGATGGCTGATAAGAAAAGCGTTACGCGCAGTGGCACTGTAGTTCGTGGTGGCACTCGCACCAAAGCCGGAGTGCCTCTTGGCATCCATTCCTATACTGGCGGTGAGTATGGGCAGTGGGCTGGGCGTTCTGGCCGATCTATTGCGGGTCCATATGCTAAAACCATGCCCGCCCCCACGGGCGAAGAGGTGACTGGCAATCGTCTTAACAAGGTTGCGTCTGCTCTTAAGCAGATTGGCCCCGCCGTTCGCAAGGCCATGCCCGCCGCGCAGGTCGTCAGCAACGTGACCCGCGAGCGCACGTCGCCCGTGCCATCTCGCACCGCGCAGCCCACCCGCATGGCCACCAACCCGGTGACCGGCAAGACGACGGGCTTCACGTCTGGCACCACGACCGGCAAGACCATGACCAAGGCTGGGACAGCCTACAAGACGACTGAGACGGCTTATCAGCGTCAACAGCGGCTGGCGAAGGAAAAGACGGGTGTGCTTGGTCCTACCTCCGTGCGTAGTACCTCTAGCAGTGCCGGTAGCGTGCGCAGCACGGGCGGCGGTTCGCGTAGCTCAGGCGGCGGTGCCGTTGGCAGCACCTCGGGAACGCGCGGCTATAGCTCTGGCGGCAATGCGGGCCGCGGTGACGTCGGTGCAGGACGCAGGGGCGGCGGACGGTAAATGGCTGACAACAACGGCATCAAGGGCGCGGAAATCGTCGCAGACGGCGGGACGGACAAGGCTGACCTGCTCGCCACCATGCGCTCGCGCTTTACCATGGCCATCTCGGCCTATGGTGAGAGCCGTGAAGATGAGCTTGACGACCTGCGCTTCATGGCAGGCTCGCCCGACAACCAGTGGCAATGGCCAGCCGACGTGCTGGCGACCCGCGGTTCCGTGCAGGGCCAGACCATCAACGCGCGTCCGTGCCTGACCATCAACAAGCTGCCGCAGCACGTTCGGCAGGTGACCAACCAGCAGCGCCAGAACCGGCCATCCGGCAAGGTGATCCCGGCTGACGACAACGCTGACGTGGCCGTGGCCGAGGTGTTCGACGGCATCATCCGGCACATCGAGTACATGTCCGACGCCGACGTGGCTTACGACACCGCCTGCGACAACCAGGTGACCTACGGCGAGGGCTACATCCGCATCCTGACAGAATATGCACGCGAAGACAGTTTTGATCAGGATCTGCGCATCGGGCGCATCCGCAACGCCTTCAGCGTCTACATGGACCCGACGATCCAGGACCCCTGCGGGTCCGACGCCCAGTGGTGCTTCATCACCGAGGACATCGTCAAGGCCGACTATGAGCGCATGTTCCCGGACGCAGCACCCATCTCGTCCATCCTGAC